GCAAGTCGGACAGGGCTTCACGCTCCTCGTCCGCCTTCTCGGCGTCCTTGCCCTCCGGCTTCTTCCCGGCCTTCGCCAGCATGCTCTTGATGAGTTTGCGAAGCGCCTTCGGCGGAAGGTCTTCCAGATCGAGTTCAGCGGCGTCCATGCCTTTCTCCTTCATTCAAAAAGCCCTCCCAGCAGCGGCGTGTAGTCGAGTTGCTGCTGGTCTAAACCGAACTGCCCCTTGCGGATAGCCTCGTACAAGTCCTGTTGCCACCCGCGTCGTTGCTGTTGTTCCATCGCTTGCGTGTTGCGCAGACCCTCAAGTAGTCCCGCATTGGCGAGCCGCTCGTTGGCCTGCATGCTGTCGGCCGTCTGGCGAGCAACTGCGTTGGCGTTCGCAGCCGCCATCTCCGTCTGCACAGCACCGGCACTGGCTTGGGCATCCGCTGCGTCCTGTGCCATCTGGGCGGCGTACTGCTGACCCTTGCCGCGAGAGACGCCGCGACGGTCTCGGCCCGCCAGTGCGGACTCACGAGCGCCGTAGCCCGCCGCCATCTGGTTGTTGACCGCTGCCTGCACGGCTGAGTCAGCAATCGCCGGAGGACGCATGGGGTACTGCGGGGACGCGGCCTGCATGGGCGCCTGCGGCTTTGGCCGAAACGCTGGCGGGCTGCTCTTGGGCAGGGATGAATCGAGGCCAATAGCCATCAGAAGTCCCTCGCCATTCCAGTGAGGAGCGCCTGCTGGAGATTGAGATTCCGCCGCTTTTGCAGGGCGGCGTAGTCAAAGCCCATGCCCATGTCGAACACGCTGGAGCGGTTCTGGGCGGCACCGGCCGACACCCGCTCCTGCGAGGCGTTCGCGGACTGCTGGGCAGAATTGCGGGCCGCAGCCTGACGCTGCTGGCTATCGTCCTGCATCTGCTTGAGGGCGAAGTCCTGGTTCTTCTGCTCCCGATCCATGTTGAGAGCGGAAGCAGCCTGCATGGCCTGTCCCTTCGCAAGCGGACTCGCCTTGCTGGACAGACCAGACAGCAGCCTGGAGCCGGGATTGAATCCGATGGCGTTCACGGCTTAGTACCTCGTGGTGCCGCCCTTGCCGACGCTGAAGCCCCACGACTGCATCCCCGCCCCGTCACCCTGCCCCATCTTCTTCATCAGGCCGTCGAGGACGCCGTACTTGCGTTCCTGCGACTGCCGGGCCGTCTGCGAGTCGTACATGCGGCGCTGCTGCTCCTGCTGCTGGAGGCCGCGCTCGTACATCTCACGCTGGTAGTCAGGCGACTGCTGATACGCCTGCATCTGCTGACTCCGAGCCACTTGTTCGGTGACAGGACTGGAGTTGTAAGCCCCCTGCGGCGCGTATGAGCCCGAGTTGAATCCGTAAGCCGACCCTGCGTACATCACGAGACTCCTTACGCCATCGGGAAGCGAAAACGACGCTCAACTCCGTCCGGAGCAAGCGGTGCATCGCTGACATCAAAAGCCGCATCGCTGTCGATACCGGCGTTCAGTTCGTCCAGCCTCCGTTGCATCGCCGCTGCGGCAGTTCCGGGAAGCCGAGCGTCCTGCATGGGCGGCTTGACGGCAGGCTTGCGAGGCGCTGCTGGCTTGGCGACAGGGGGCTTTTGATCTACCGGCTGCGGGGCGAGCGGCGCCTGCTGCCCACCGGCGTTTCGGCCCTGCGGCTCCGGCTGGCCCTCCCAGCCACCGCCACCAAAACTGCTGCTGCCGCTACTGTTGCGAGATGTCACACGCACGAGCGGCGTCAGTGACGGTCCCGAATCACGCTCCGTCGCACCCGGCAGGTGGGCACGCACTGCCTTCACGAGTTCGCGAACCTTATTGCCTGCCGTGACGGCACTGGGGTCGCCCCTGAAGTTGGCCTCAAACTTCGCGTCCCGCAGTGCCCCAATGGCGTCCTGCTTCTTGGTCAGGTCGTCCAGCCCGCTGTAGTCGTAGGACTCGCTGGAACTGGACTGCGAGGACGTGCTGGGGGCGCTGTAGCGCGTGAGCAAATCCGGGAGCCGTAATGCCGCCATGCGTAGCCTCTCTACGGATTTATGTCCGCAGATTGGCTAGTGAGCGGCGGTCTTTCTGGCCCGGCGGATGGCTAGCAGAACCACCTGCCGGGCGGCTGTGGCCGAGAACGGGAGGTGCCTGCGGCCCGCCTCCTCCCGCAGCCAGCCCACGATCTCGTCCAGCCGCTGCTGGCACTCGTCCGCCCCCCAGATGTCCATCTGGGCGGCGCGGGCGTTGCACGGGCAGGTCGGCGTGGCGGTGATGCCGACGAGCCGGAGGAGTTTCTTGAGTTCGGTGCCGGGACCGGTGGTCGCAGTCGCGGGTGGTTCTACTGGGACTGGTGGGACTGGCTTGCCACTACAGACCGCGAACGGAGGCTTGCCTGTCCATGCGGGCAGAGATCTCCCGCACTCCGAGCAACGGATTCCACCCGCGACGGCGGCCTCAAACTGGCAGAGAGGCTTAGGCTCAGGAAGGTGCGATGGCAAGAGCGAACTCTGCATTGGTAAAGTCCACATAGCGGGTGGTACACGATGACGGCACGCGAGTCAGCGGCCCACTTGCGGTGAACGAGCAGTCGCGCCAATTCCTGCATGAGCAAGACTGGGTGTGCGTCACCGGAAGCGGGCCACAGTGCTGGGCAGATTCGGCTGCGTCAGACATGCAAAAACCGTAGGGGAAGACTAATATCGCTATTCGCACTGTATGACACACGGTATTCGCTGCGGCCGGAGGAGAGGCGGCAGCGGATCTGGCGAGCGAGACAGAAATTACATACGGCACTCCGTCTGCAACACCTTGCACCACTATTGTGTTCATGCACTGGAGCGTGTCTATGTCATTAGTAAGAATGAAAGCGTTGTTGCAGGCATTCGCCAGCGCTTGGCTGGAAGTGCAATTTCCTAGAGCGTCCCTGTAGCACTCGACACCGCTGATAGTCACTGTGGCCGTAGCGGCGGGACTGCATCTCGGGCCTGAGGACGGCTGGCACTGGCTAATCGGCTCTCTCGGCACCCCTGCACACGGAGAGGCTCCCTGGGTGTTGTAGCAGTCTCCCGGGCACGGGGTTTGATAGCAGCGTTGATCCAAAAAGAACGTGCCACTGGCGTCTTCGCACTCCTGCTGTGAGGCCCGGAAGCAACGCTGTGATCCCGAATTGGGATGTGGGCAGCAGGATCCCGAGTTGCAGGAGATCTCACAGTCTGACAGGAATGAGTGCGGGCCGGATCTCGTGAGGTCTACGCCATACTCTTCGTCATAGCCGCATGGCGCAGGATTGCAGTGCGATGGCCCGTCCTGCTGAGATGCCGCAGAACCGTTATCCCAGCAGCAGTAGTAAACAAGCGGCGGAGGTGGAGCGCAGGATTCCTGGCACTCCGCAAGCGTATCGTAGGAGCCGGAGGCAGGAACTCCTGCACTGCACGGGCCTTGCTGGCAGGTGTACTCACAGCAATAGAACTTGCTGCAACATAATGAGATGCAGTCTTGCGTGACTCGCACGAGCCCGTGTCCTGCGCGCCGCACTAAGGCGCCCGCTTTGTAGAGCAGTGACATTACGGCGACTCCGGCGGACATGGGTCCACTGGGACGATGAGATTCTCTTCCTCGTCGCCCTCTGCAAGCACATACAAGTTCTTGCGCGTAAACTCCAGGCCGTACTCGGTCAGTGCAACGCCTGTCAGCACGGTGACCAGATAAGACCGCCACTTAAGGCAAGGCGTCTCGGACTCGTCGGACGTGGAGTAAGACAGAGCGGACGGGGCGGTCGCGTCGTATCCAGTGAGTTCATCGACGGTCTGGCCGTTGAGCGACGTGAACGCCGTGCATTCGCTGGCGGGCTGAATCTCGATGGCGTAGTACGTCACCTCCGGATCTCGCGACCCATTCGGATCACCCTCGATCAGTGCGCCCGTGATGTCATAGGCGGGCGGAAGCGTAACGAGAGGGTGCGGATCGTCCCGCTGCGTGTCGTCCGCTGGCGGCTCTTCGGCGTCCTCTGGCGGTGGAGTGACCTCATCCTTCGTGCGGGCCGCGAACAGGACGTACTTCTCTCCGTCCGTGTCCGCGATCTCCTGCGTGAGATTCATCACATCGACGGCCAGTTCGGAGGTGGGCCACACCTGCGTGATGGACTTGGTGGTGCCGCTTTCCCAGCCGCCCGTGAAGGTGCCGATACGGTAGGTGTTGAAGTAGGTGTTGCTGTCGCCCCGCGAGGAGAAGACGGGGATGATCCTCCGCCTCCCGCGAAGCCCCTTCTTGTCGTCCACGATCTCCGTCACGACGGTCTGCGGAATGACAGGGATCGTATCGACCCGCTCCTTCTGCTGATCCCACGCCTTGATGCGGTCGTAGGTGACTTCCAGCCCCTTGCCGTCGATGAACTCGATCTTCGTCACCACGTCGTATTCGGAGCGGTTGAGCATCTGGAGGTTCCACAGCACCTCCCGCCCCGTCTCCTGGATGTCGAGCCGGGCCGTGCCGTCGTTCTGCCCAACCTGCGCACGGGGTGCCTTGCCGACGAGTTGATTGGCCTGCGAGTCCAGCATGGTGAGCGGGAGCCCCTGCTGCGGTCGCTGGGCCACGACGTGGCGGACGTTGACCTGTGCGGCCTGACCATTGCCAGCCACGTCCGTCAGCGATCCTGGAGCAACCCGGAACTGGGCGTTCGTCTGCTGCGGGATCACAACCGGCACCACGTTGGGCTCGGGCTCTTTCTCGGGCCGTTGCTCGGACGGAGCGGTCCGCTGCTGCCGGTGGTCCGGGTCGGCAGGGCGAAAGTCGAGATTCGGGAATCGCAAACGCCGCTTCTCGGGCGTCACCATCCGCAGGTCGGCTGGGGTGCTGTCGATCTCCACCGGCCCGGCGTGCCGCATCTCCTGAGCGCTGTTGCCCAAGATGCTGGCAATCTGCGTGGCGGCGGCAGGCGACAGCCCGGCCGACACGAGCGCCTTCCGCAACTGCTGCCGCTGTTCGCTGAATCCGGCCATGCGGCTACCCTCCGGAGCCTGTGCCGTATACGTCGAGGGCGTAGACGATGACGGGATCGGCGTTCTTGCGGGCGCCGATCAGTTCGACGGCCACATGGCGATCAGAGGACTGGATGTCGTCCATGCTGCGGCTGGCAAACGCCGCCTTCGCCACCCCGCTGTCGTAGCCAGTTCGCGTGGTCTGTGCCGCCATGTCCAGGCGTGACGCACCATCGACGGTGCTGGCCGTGAAGCCCACGCCGCGATTGCGGTTGGCGACGTTGGGGCGAGCGTGCGTCGAGTTGTTGTAGTAGAGGCGTGCTGCGATGTCGCACTTCGCGGACTGCGGCTTGTAGGTCAGGCTGACATCACGCGGCTGCACGGATCCGCCGCCCTTTGCGGTCATGTCCGTTGGGAACGCACGGTTGCCCGTCTTGTACCGATACACCGGGAACATCGCGCCGGTGGCGGCGGCGAAGGTGGCCGTCGCCTGGACGGGTGCCGCACAGTTCGGATCGTCGGGGGCCGAGATGGTGACGGAGCCGCTGGAGTACCCGTGCCCCTGATGCAGAATCCAGATGCCGCTGACCTGCCCTTCGGCGTTGATGACAGCCTGGAGTTCTGCCCCCACGCCGCCGGAGACGGTCACGGTCGGGGGCGTGCGATACCCCGCCCCCTTGTTCGTTATGGTCACGGTGGAGATGGCCCCGACTGCCGAGTCCAGTCGCCCCTCGTCGAGCATGAAGGCACCGCTCGACGCTCCGTAGACACAGCGGTAGTCGCCGTTCGACAGTGGGACTGCGGCACCAGCGGAGATCCGCTGCGGATACCGCTCCATCCACCACGTATTGGTGTCGATGGAGTAGCACAGTGCGCGGGTCGGATACCCCGCCGATACGTCGGCCTTGAACGCCACGAACACCCGCACGACCTTGCGGACGGCATCGACGAGGACGAAGTTCCATGCCTTTCGGCCCTGCGTCCAATCCACCTGCGTGCGGAAGATGTCGTCGATGGGGGCGGACAAGTCCTTGAACTCCCCCTGCGGTGAGATCGAGTACACGCCGTACTGATCCAGCACGTAGCAGACGCCCGCATGGATGTCCCAGCACCGCTGGCCGGAGCAACCCCTGTTGGCAATCGGTGCCAAGTCGGCATCCCGGAGCGGCTGCTTGCTGTACGACAGCGAGTAGGCGTGCCGCGACTGCATGATGAGCATGGAGCCGCCAAACGGGATCAGGGCCGTGATGGCGTCACTGTCCCGAGCGTTCTGCTGAAGCACGAGTTCGTTGATGTCAGGAACGCTCTCCGGCTCGTCTACCTCCGAGAAGTAGATCGAGTTCGGCTCGGAGCCGCTGGAGTCCACGCCGTACCAGAAGCGATCCTGGTAGCGGACGACTACGGACTTGTCGTTCGGCGGCGGCGTGAACCGCATGGCGTTGAGGTCGCCGTTCGGCAGCACGATGGGCATGGCGGCGTATCCAGCACGATCCGGATTCCGCACTTCGTCGTCCGTGAAGTCATCCGTCAATGATGTGCCCGTCCCAACCCGGTACAGCATCAACGCTTGGTCGCCAGTCGTGCGCCATAACTCCACAGTGAGCGTGCGGCCATCGGTATTGCTCGGCCCGGTCACGCTCCACGCCATCGACTGCGCCCCCTCGCCTGCGTCCACCTCTAGGACGGGAGACAGATTGCTTGGGATCGGCCCGCCACTGGCTTCCGGCGTGTTGTCCACATAGCGGCAGTAGCACTGGTACTTGCCGCGCAAATGCGGGCGAGCCACCGCGAACGCTTCTGCTCCTCCAGCGACAGCAGACACCTGCGGAAGAGTTTTGTAGCCGCCGCCGCCGGAATCGAGCGATACAGATGAGATGGCCCCGTTCGTCACCTTGCAGGTGGCGTATGCGCCAAATCCCGACGCCGACAAAATCTGGATCTCTGGAGCGACCACATATCCGCTTCCAGCGGCGGTAATGGTGATGGACTTGATGGAGAATCTAGGCGTGGACGTGTTGTTGGCATGGCCCGGCGGATAGCCTTCGATGATGATCGTCTTGTTGGCCGGCAGCGCACCGCGCCCGCCTGTTGCGTCGTTCCATGAGGAACCGCTGGTGATCTCGATCCGCACTGGGTCGGTCTGCGAGTATCCGGTGCCGGTGGCTTTGGCCGTGACGGACCGGACAAACGGCGACTCCGACCAAAACACGAACGGTGTGCTGCCGACGCACTTCGTCTCCAGGACTCGCTGCCCGTAGAAGTTCACGCGAGCCACTGCGCCTGTGCCTGTGGCGCCGCTCACGGTGTACGTCAGCGTGGTTGTGACCGGCACATAACTGGTCAGGTTGCTCGGCCCAAGCCCGCATGCGTTGTGGTAGACCGAGACTGATCGCGTCACGGACCCGCTGCCATTGGTCAGCGGAATATCGACCGCCCCCCATGCGGCGTACACGGTGCGCTGGCTTGCGATGTAGTCTGTTTCGTCATCGAATGGCGGCCCTTGCAGCATCTCATAATGCGTGATGGAGCCGGGATTGGGAGGCGTGCCGTCCATGACCGGAGTAAGCACTGCTCCAGTCCCGTGCGTGGCACTGAGGACGATGGGAGGCGGAGCCGGGTAGTGCTTGCCGCCGTCCGTCATCACCAGTTCGCTGACGACCGACTGGTTGAGGTAGGACTGGGCCTTTGCCGCCCGATAGCCAGCCGGAGGTGACGCTGGGGCGGTGAACGTCACGGACGGGGCAGCGTTGTATACGGCACCGGGCTTGTGAACGTCGGCGCGGGCGACGTAGTACCGCTTCGTGGTGTTCAGCGTGATCGTCGGTGCGGTCGCTGGGGGCACGACGCCAGCGTTCGTGGCCGTGCCGACCCCATTCCATCGCTTGGGCTGGATGCCGAAGCCCTGTGCGACAATCATTTCGCCGTAGCGACCCTGCGCGCACGAAATCGGCTGTGTCGCGCTGAAGCCTGATGCAATGACGGTCACGACGGCGGCTCCCCTGCGTGATCGTAGAACGTCCCCGTGTAACTGCTCTGCACCTGCCCAGACGACGGCGACAGCGATGGGTCAATGGGGCTCGACAGGGCTGTGCCGTACGCTGGCGTTGACAATGCCTGCACTTGCCCGGCGGAGTCGAGGACAAGCAGTTTGGCGGCGTTGCCGAAGATGTACGGGTAGCAGTCCCGGATCTCGGGGGCCGCACTCGTGAACGACACCGGCCGCATGCCGCCGCGACTGGTGAGTTGGCCGGGAGTGGCCGTGACGATATTGGTCTGCTCGACGGCAGCGCCCGCAGGGATGGCATACGGGCTGGCGTTGGTTACCAGTCCTGCCCACATCGCTTCGGCCATGACTACACCCCCGTGTCGGCGCCAGAGGGCGAGTAGTACCCGAGTGAACGCGGGCCGCTCACCACGATGCCGTCTGGGCGAGTGCCACTGAGCGGCGCTACCACGTCCGCCTCAAAGGCCATCCGCAGGTCGCGGGCGTAGACGGTCAGCGATCCCTCGACGTTCTTGCCCATCATCTTGGCGATCCACACCTCTGCACCAGACAGCACTGCCGAGAACATCGTGTCGCTTACGTCGAGGTAATCCGACACGACGGTCTTGGCACTGGCGGGCGGCGTGCCCACCAGACTTCCGGCGACCCCGATGATCTCTTCGGCCGTGAACGGGTTGATGCCCGCTGGCCCCTCCGGAAAGGCGGTGGCCGTGCCATAACGCTTCACCAGCCCCGTCGTGGACAGCGACCCATTCCGGCTCGCCGCCTCGTAGCCCATGTACCGCAGGGGCGCAGGCTTCCGCCGGTAGGTGTAGGTCAGCGTTTGCGTGATGTCCGGGTCGCCCACGACCTTCAAGGCCCAGCGGTCATAGAGCGTCGGATGCTTGACGACGGTCCACAGAATGGGCGAGTTGAGTTCCGGCAGCACGACGTTGAGCCGCGTCCACTCCATCGGCGTGACGTACTTCACCGACGACGGACTCGTCACGGGCGGGATGATGGAGTCCACGTTCCGCACGTTGGCGGGAAGCGTGTAGGTGAAGCCTGGACCGCTGCCTGCGTCGGGCGTGGTCAGGGTGGCTGTCGTGACGTGCCAGTTCCAGTCGCGGGCGTGCGTCACGTCGCGGTGGGCGTGGTGCGCAGCGGCCCGCAGCAGGCGATGCTCGCTGTCCTGAGCCCCGCCGCCAACGGAGTTCATCAGGTACTCTAGAATGTCCTGCCCGCAGTAGTACATCGACGCTCCCTGCGTGACCGGATAATCAGCCCTTCACGCTCACGCGGAACGTCGCCGTGCCAGCGTTTGTCACCGCCACGATGAACGGAGCCGCAAACAGGGCATCCGGCAGCGTGTAGGCGTTGTTGGCCGCAATGGTCGTGGTCACGCCCGAGCCGTCCGCATTGAGCGGGACGGGCGTGAGTTCCGGACCGAAGGCGACGTGCCACGTAATCGTGGTGGCACTGGACACGGCATCCACGATGAGAACGCCACCGGCTGCGGCAGCGAACGGAATCTTGGGGCTGGTGCTGGCACTGTTGGTGGCGACGAACGCGGCCGTCACGGAGTTGAGTCGCTCGATCTTGTTCGGCATTACTTCTTCTTCCTTTTCCAGTGAGGCACGATGCGGTCTTTCACCTTCTCGATGGCCTCGCCACGCTTGAGTTTCGGGTTGTTCTTCATCTCCTCGCGGACATGCTCACGCAGGATGCGGGGGTTGATGTCCACTTCCTTCGGCGGCCCCTTCTCCGGCGGCACATAGTCCACGATGCCGTGAACCTCCAGGTCGCGCTTCTTTGCGACCCGCAGAATGTCGCCGGTCGAGTCCACCCACGCCTCCGGGTCGAGGTGGCCCCGCTTGTCAGCGATGCCGCCCATGTAGAACTTGCCGGTGGTGTTGATCCCGGCGGCTCGGGCTTGCCCAATCAGCCAGTCCGCCTGCTTGCGGGGAATGTTGTTGAGCCACTCGCCACCATAACGACCCTGCATGAACGCCCGGTCGCTGCCTCGCGTGCCGGGAGGCCGACGCAGGGCACACATGGCCGCAAACCGCTCCGTCTGCCCGTCCTCGATGAGACGGAGGTAGTGCGATTGCACCTCCCAGCCAGCGGAGGCAATTTCGGGCGGAAGTGTGATGTCGGTCTTCATGGCGTCTATAAGTTCTTGTCCCGCTACGGCAGCATCTCGGGCGGCACCTGCGGGGGCGGACCTTCTGGCATCGGGGGCGGCTGATCGGGTGCGGCACCCTCTGGGCCAGCAGGCGGACCTGGAGGCATTCCAGGAGGACCGGGAGGCGGAGGTGGTGGTGGCGGAGGCGGCAGCAGGTACGGCTTGGCGTCGATGTCCAGGCTGTCCGCCCAGTCCGAAATCAGGGCGTTCAGCGGGTCCACCATCCCCATCGGCACCAGCCCTTGCAGGATCGGGCCAAGCGTCTGGAGAGCCGCCTGCATCTGCTCGACGCGGGTGGCCTTGTTCGGCTTGCGGGCCGACCCAGCCTCCACCCGGTACTCAAACTCTCGGGCCACTGTCGCCGGGTCCATGCTGGCGACGTGCTGCGCCCACGCAGCCGCCCCCAGCGGGCCGACAATCGAATCCACATCCTGCGGACGCAGCAGCCAGCGTGCCGCCAACGCCTCGCGACGGGCCAGAAGGCTCATGGAGTCTTCCAGCCGATTCGCCATGTCGTCCGGACGCACGGACAGTTGCTCCGCCTTCACGTTGGCCTCTGTGGCACTCCGTATCTGGCTGGAGGTCATAGCGTACGCGAGTTCGGTCAGGCCCACTCGCTTGTCGAACTGCTGGGCAACGGCGTCCACGATGCGCCACAACTCCGGCGACACCTCCGGCAACTGGAACACCGAGATGAGGTCGTTGACGCTCCGCCCGAGCGTCTCGCTGATCTCCACGACCTTGAATCCCTTTTCCGACTGCGCGAGGATTTGGTCTTTGATGTCCTGGTCCGCCGCCTTGCTCACGCCCAGTAGCGTCTCGCAACTGGTGGCGACACGCTGGGCGATGAACGACATCGCGAAGTTCAAGAACCGCAGTTCCCCGATACCCGGCTTGATGTGACTGATCGGCCACACATATCCCGGCTTGCGGTGGAAGTCGAGGGCCACGAACGGCCAGCCATTGGCCTCTGCCCAGAACGGGATCGGCCACTGCACGGCACGGAACAGTCCGGGAGGCATGCCGGTCGTCTCATCGACCTGCTCCTCCAATGCCGATGGCGGCATGTTCAGCGGGTACGGGATGCCCTCGCAGACGACGATGTAGCAGTTGTCGCCAACGGCATCGAACGTGCCGACCAGTTCCTTCGGCGTGTCCTTGAGGCGGTCGCCCAGTCCCGTCTTGCTCCAAATCTTCCAGTAGGTGACCAGTTCGTTGGACTTGCCAGCCTTGCGGCCCTTGTAGGTCTGGTCTTCCTCCGTGAAGATTTGATTGTCGCCAGCACCGTCAATCGGCTTTGCGCCGTCCAGATGGCCCTTGAGTTGCTCGCGATCCAGACCGTACTGGCGGGCCACTACGTCAATCGGGTGCGTGCAACGCCGGGCACACCATGTGATGTCCTCGATCTCGGTGGCGTCCGGGTCCATCGTGAAGTTGTCCACGCTGTCCGCAAACGACCCGATGACGCCGATGTCCGAGCCGGGCAGCGTGACCATCTCCGTCCACCACACGCCCATGCCCTTGATGATCGCCTCGTCCACGACGCGACGGCTGTGCGTCTTGAGGTCGAGTTCGGTGGGCGTGTAGTTCAGATACCGCTCCATGAGCATGGCAGCGATCTTGCGGATCTCCGTCCGCTGGATCGTGTCCTGTGCCGCCTGCTGGTACGCCATCATGGACTGCTCGTCCACGACGCCCACCACCTCCGGCGAGACGAACGGGTACTTGGCGGGCGTCACCGTCCGCACCGGATTGCGGTGGTAGATGACGCTGCCAAACAACTTCACCGCCTCAAAGACGCGATTCACCTGCATGCGAAACGCAGGCGGGGCGATGGTCCGGTTGTAGCCGTACTCGTGGCGGGCGTAGGTGTCTTTCCAGAACCAGTTGTGCGGCCCGTCGAAGAACGACATGGCCTCCCGGCCGTCCTCCGTGAAAGGACGCTTGTGCTTGAGAGACAGTTCGATCTTCTTGAGCCACCCAGTCGCCAGAGAGCGAAGGGCGTCCTCACCCGTTCTTGGTTCCACCGTTTTGCTTCCTTGCAAGGGCAACCTGTTCCGTCAGGCTGGCGATCTGAGCCACGAGGCCATCCATCTTTCGCATCTGGGCAGACTGCGGCGTGAAGTCCCAGCAGCCCCACTGCCGCCACTCGGAGTGTTCCTGCAAGCCGGGATCGTCCTTGTGCCGCACGGACGGACGCTCCAGGAACCCCGTGTTCGGGGAGAAGGTGAGGACGCTGACCGTCATGACACCCGGTCGCTCCACGATCCACCCGAGCGTCGGCTCGTTGCAGTTGAGCGGGTCGTGATACCAGTACACGCTGTCGCCAACCCGGACCTGCGGCGGGCTAAAGGATTCGGCTTCCATACTTCGCTCCTGACTGTGGGCCTAAGAAGATGAACTCGTCGGACTCGGATGAGAGACGCTTCTTGCGTTTCCGCATCCAATCGACGTACCAGGGATCGGGACCGACATCGACTTTAGGCTTGTGCCATCGAGGTCGATAGGCACAGAGGTACTCCAAACACTGGCAGGCATGGACTTCCCCCCGAGTGTTCGGCTGGTCCGTCACGACGTAGGTTCCGCCCACCAACTGGGTTTTGTGCTTGTACCGCTTGAGTTCCCGCTCCAGGTCGGGGACGGCGCTCCGCAGCACCCGCAGCATGGGCTTGCCGTCAGGGCGGATGTGGAGGTAGTTCCGGACGGCCGACATGCGGGCCTGCACGTCGTCGCACCCCGCCAGGAAACTGTGCCCCGTCGTCTCGCTGGCAACCCCCTGCGCCTTGAGTTGCTCGGTGTACAGTTCCACCGGCAGGCGTCCGGAACCGATCTCGCGGAGCCGACCGCCGTGCATGTCGATGATGAAGGCGTAGAAGTTCTGGCCCTGACACTTCTCCCGCATCTTCTCGCCAAAGATGATGGCGTTGCAGTTGCGGATGTAGAGTTGGTCGTAGATCAGCATCATCGACTCGTCGGGCGGCACGGCCGCGAACAGCACCGACGTGACGGCGTGACCAGGGTCGATGGCGGCGTACCGGCACCAATCGTTCGGGACGGTCAGGTTCTCCAGTTCCGTCCGGTCGTGGCCGTGAACGTGCATGGCGAACGTCGGGTAGCAGAGGATCGAGTCGCTGATGAACTCGCCCTCACTGCGCATCCGCAGCACGTCGTCGCCCAGTGCCGCCCAGCCTTCGATACGCTTCCGCTTCTCGTCGTCCGGGATATGGGGATTATCCAAAAATCTGAGTTGGAACTTGACGATGGTCGGATTCTCGACGCCCTCCTCCGCCAACTTGTCGGCCCGCTCCGCAAGCGACTGGAGCGAGTCGTTCTTGCTGTGCGGCATAGCCGACCACGCAAATACACCGCGACGGTCAGAGAGGCGGGCCTGCATTTCCGGAACCCACGCATCGCCGTTGTTTACGTCTTCGTCGATGTGGACCCTGTTTGCCTGCCAGCCCTGCGGCGGCTCTCCTTCCGACGAGAAGAAGTAGATTTGCCAGCCGTTGGTCAGCGTGCAGGACTGGATGTAGCGGGCGGACTTCAGAATCCACGACTTCTTCGCCACCATGCGAGGCGGAATCAGCGGCGGGGCAGGCTTGGCCTCACGCTCACGGGCAGCGTCGGTCGCCGGGTTGTAGGCCCGCCACTCGCCGGTCTTCTCGTCCTTGATGATCTTGAACGCCCCAGCCATGAACAGCATGGGGTAGACCACAAGGCCGATGTGCTTCCAGTCCTTGCCGACGATGGCGAGGATGCCGTCCTTCTCGGGATACTTCCCGTGCGGGTCTTTACCGCAGACGGCACGAGCATCTTCCACGAACGTGCAGAGCGACTTGCCGGAGCGGTTGCCGCCCAGCACGAGCATCTCACTCGACCGGGACTGGTGGACTTCCTCCTGCTTGGGCGTCGGCTGGTAGAGCCGCAATGCCTCGATTCGGCGGCTCGCCAACTCCGCCTGCATCTCCTTGAGTTCGCTCTGCTGGAACGACCCCAATCGCTTGACGGACGGCAGCGGCGAAATCTGAGGGGGTTTGCGGCGTGACTTCGACATTGAGGAACCCTCCACCAATACTCATGGCAATGCGGCTGAGACGCTGATCCAACTCGGACTCCAACTCCTCGTCAGACCACTGAGTCAGCGGCTTCTTCGCCCCGCCCAGTTCGGTGTTCTTCGTGACAAGGCGGACGATGCCCTCCAGCAACTTGGTGCGGTGCGAGCCGCCTGGAGGGGCGTCGAAATACTGCTTGACCATCATTGCGGCGAACCCGTTGGACCCGCCGAAATACTCCATCAGCCGCTCCAGGAGTTCGCTGGAGTGCGGGATGTTCTCCCCTCCTCTGCCAGCAGCCTTCGCGAAAGCGTCGAGGGCACCATCCTCGATTGCCGCCATGTCCCGCTTCTTCTGCTTCAACTTCTTGCCACGATTCACCTTCGCACGGCACATGACGCAGCGGGGATCCCACGACCCGTCCTTCTTGACGCGGAAGTGGTTTCTGGAAAGTGGAAAGGACTGGCCGCAGTCGGTGCAGGTCTTGTCGGACATGCGTCACCAACTCCAGTTACACGACCACCAGCCGGGCGTGAGTTTGTCGTTCTTCTCGCCGCAGTTGTGGCGGGACTTGAAGTTGGCCCGACGACCCTCGTTGCCGTGACCGTCTCCCTCGCTGCCGCCTTCCCGATAGTGACCCATCGAGGAGTCGCCAAAGCGAACGATCCGCTCCTCGTCGCCCACCTTCGCCCGCACGACAAACTTCTTGCCGCCCTGCGAGTCACGCACTGGGCGATTGGGGATCAGGCTGCGGATGCTGTCCTCTGTCTTTCCCATGCGTCACCTGTCTGCCTGCGGAACCGACGAGATCATCGGGGCCATGCCGTCCTTCGGGGCCGGAACGCGACCGGCACCGACTTCCCGCTTGACCTTGAAGTCCTCCAACTCCGGGAAGTCCAGCAGCCCCGCCGTGTGCAACTGAGCCATGATCGCCTGCCGGTCAGGCTGATCGAACTGGCTCATCGGACTAGGGTCGTTGGGAAGCGGCACTGTCGATACTCCCTATACAAAGAGCAGGGGCCGCAGGTGGGTGTCCCTCCCCTCCTGCGGCCCCGCAACGTCGCGACGTGAGATAAACCGAATCAGAAGCCAGCGTTCGTGCGAACCAGGATCCGACCGGAGGTCGTGGCACTCGTCTCGATGGCGTAGCCGAGCAGCGGGTTCGTGGACTGAGCCGCCGCCGAGCCCGCCGTAGCCGACAGGCCGTAGGAGGCACCAGCCGAAACGCTGGTCGCAGTCTTCGTCACCGTCGAGGGGCCACGCACCACGAGCCAGAACACCTCGTTGTTGGCAACGCCAGCAGAGGGGAGGTACTCGTCCACGACGCCCATGAGGGCCGTCGAGGTCGTCGCCAGACCGTCCACTTCGGACAGGATGGCAGCGTCCTTGAACTTGGCGACCGCACCCGGCAGGAGAGCCGAGCCGCTCGTGTTCTTCACGGCGATGCACTCGACCGTCCGGTTGCTCTTGAGAGCGCCGGTCTTCGGGTCTTCGTCGCGGAACACCTTGCGGATGCCCACAACCGTCGAGCCGTCGCCGTTCTCGGCCTCGTACATCGTCACGGTGACGCCAAGCGTCTGGCCGCGAGCGAATCCAGGATCAGCAGTCAGCGTACTCATCTGCGAGAACTCTCCTTCTGGTGGCTGTTGAGGGTCAGGCGAGGGCCGCGAACTTCACAAAGTTGCGGGGCGACTTCATCTTGATGTTGGCGAGAACCGACACGGCGTAGCGGTACGCGGAAAGTTCCTCGTTGTAGAACGGTCCCTCCGCTTCCAGCAGGTTGCCGGTCATCACCTTCATCTCCATGTTGCCGATGGAGAGGGCATAGCCCACGCCCGGCGGCACGGCGTAGTCCGACGCGGTTTCGATGCCGTCGATTTCGACCACATCCCCGAAGCCGTAGGACTTCAGACCGTTGGTCTTCGACACGATGGCCCGCTCGCGGCTGTCCAGCCGGTTGAGGAACTGGATGTACATCGACCGATCCAGGAGGATCATGTCGATCTGGTTCTCGCGAGTGTCGTTCCGCTTGGCGTGGTTGACCGACTCGCGGATCGCCTCGATGCACTGATCCTTCCAGGTCGCCGTCGCACCACCGAAGGCCGTGCTCGTGTAGTTACACACGATGGGCGACCAGAAGTCGTACTCCGGATCGGCCGGAACGCGCGGCCACGAGCCGGTCGCCAACTGCGAGCCAGCGTACTGACCCAGACCAGTCTTCAGACCGGCGTACTCGTCGTTCGGGAAGCCGAAGGGGTCAGCGGCGTTCGCGGTCCGCTGGGCACCAGTGGCGACGTTGATCGTCCCGTTCACGGAGAACATGGACTCAAGCCCATGCCACCGATTCTCGTTGCCGCTGGCGTACCCGTCGATGAACACCTCCTTCGCGAGATGTTCCTGCATCGACTCCGTGAGCCGGTTCGTCATCTTCCCGGCCACGTCGATGAGTTGGGCCTGACCGCGATTCTCCAGCATCTCCCGCTTGCTGATCTGATCGGTGACCGAATAGCCCCGATACGGGAGGTTGGCTCGCTGCCAGAGCGCGTGGCGTGCGAAGACTCGCGGCGACTCGCCCGTGTAAGTGGACACGGGGATGTTGCGGTAACGAACCTGCCAGTCGAAGCCGCGCCCACCCTGATTCATGGCGACGTTGCCGTTCGCCTGAAGGGCAGCGAAGACTTTGAACTTGCGGAAGGTCGTCTGCTCCTCTTCCTTGAGGTGCAGGGTCAGCGTAGTTCCGATAGAACGAGCCCAGTCAACGCTCGACGCCATGTCGCTTTACCTTTCAGTTGATGCCGTCTCGTGCCAGTTGGCGAGCGAGACGCTGTTCAAAGGTCAGAGGTGCTTGCGGTGTTCTCGGGTCGCTTGACCCCGCAGCCCTACTCGGATTGCGAGACGCTTCCCTTCTAAGAAACTCTATGTCCTTCTGTGCCTGAGTTGCGGCATCGGCAGTCGGCGCAGGTGCAGCAGCAGCAGGCATCGCAGCCGCAGCAGCAGGTGCGATTTGCTGCGGTAAAGCAGACTCAAACGCACTTCGCTGCGCGCTCTGCGACTGCATGCCACGCAGTCGATCAAGCAAATCACGCTCGATCATTTTCGTGGCGTATTCCCACCTCGCCTCTGCACTCTGGATGCCCATGCGAGAGGCTTCTTCGATGTACGTCTGAGCCGCCAGACCTTCGGCGGTGGGCGTCTTCCCGTCCGCCTCGTACAGCCAGTCGGAGTTCTCCTTCTCAAGTCCGGAGACGTACTGGTGCTGCTGCACCTCCTGGAACTGGCTCTCCACGATCTGCTGGGCCTGACGCTGGGCGATCTCCTGGATCATCGGCCCCAGCGCTTCCTCCGGATTGGTGAGGAACTTCTGGGCGAAGTCGGCCTTGTACTTCTGGTACTCGTACAGGGCGTGCTTGGCGTCGAGCGGGGCGTCACCAGCAATGACCTCACGCCCGTTCTCGTCTTTCACGAGGTACTGCTTGTACGACTCGCGGACCTCCGGCGGGCTCCACCACTTCTTCACCGCCTCTGCGGCAGTGGTCTTCTGGACAGGCTGCTGGGGGGCGGGTTGCTCTCGCTGGGAGGAGAGCCATCGCTCAAAGGGTTCTCGGTTCTGGGCGTACATCTGGGCATAGGGGACGTACTGCTGGTACTGCTGGAGGGCTTGAGTTGCGGCTTTCTCCCGCTCCATAGAGGCATAGAGGCGGCGAGCAATCGCCAAGTCGTCCTGCCCCTGGAACTCATCGAGATTCTTGAAGGCGTCCCAGACCGACTGCTGTGGAGCCGATGCAGCAGCCGACGCAGGTGCAGTTTCCGGCGTCGAGGGGGCACTGGAGGTGCTTTCAGTCGAGGTGTCTGGCGTGGAGTCTACGGATTCGTCGATGACGGATGCTTCGTCGGACATGGGAGCCCTACTGCTTGTTGGACGAGTTCATCCTCCACTGCGGACGCGGGTGGAGGTCACTGCCGGGCTGTGGGAGGAGGCCCGTAGCGACAAGCCGGTTGTATGCCTCGCTGTCCGCTCTCGATACTCCGTC